CATTTGTTGGGGTGGCGTACCGTGTGTGCCGTTGAAATCGAAGATTACCCACGCAGAGTTTTATTGCAACGGCAAGCTGACGGACTCTTACCTAGATTCCCTATCTGGGACGACATCACCACATTCGACGGCAAACCTTGGCGGGGAAAGGTCCAAGTCGTCAGCGGTGGATTTCCCTGTCAGGACATCAGCGTTGCAGGAAGAGGCGCAGGACTCGATGGGGAACGATCAGGACTCTGGGGAGAAATGTCACGGGTCATTCGCGAAGTACAGCCAAGATACGCATTCATTGAGAACTCACCAGCACTCACTCTTCGAGGACTCGACAGAGTGTTGTGTGATCTTGCCCAGATGGGGTTTGATGCGCAATGGGGAGTGCTGGGACACGACGACTTCGGTGGGCAACATCGAAGGGAAAGAATCTGGATTGTTGCCGACTCCTCCAAAAAACCTTTTCAATCATTGGTCGAGCGCAAAGGCAAAGTATTTCAACGGTGGACTACGCAAGAGCGGTGTCAAGGTTGGATCGACTTTGTGGTGGGAGATGACGAAAGAGCATCTCCATCTTGGCGGGTTAGAGGACAGAAAGACAATACCAGACCCATCATGTGGAGAAGTAGTGATGGGATGGTTAATGGGTTGGACAGAATTGCAGCCGTTGGAAATGGACAAGTTCCAAGAGTGGCAGCGGCAGCATGGCAATTACTAACAAAATAAATATGAAAGAAAACTAGATGCAAGCCGAACAAATAGCGCAAGCGCTTGGCAACGCAAAGAAGGTGAACGGGCAATGGATGGCGAGCTGTCCTGTGAGCTCACACGGGCAGGGTAACGGGGACAGGAATCCATCTCTATGCGTCACAGAGAACGACGAAGGCAAACCGTTATTCAAGTGCTACGGTGGGTGCTCTCAAGACTCGGTATTCCAAGCAGTCAGGGACTTTGGGTTGCTGCCAGACTTACCCAATCCAACAGACTTCTTAACGCAACTCAAGCCAATACAAAAGCAAGACCCTGTGCTCGAGCAGGAATGGCACTACACCGATGAGGATGGCGTCACCCAGCACATCAAGCAGAGATACAAGACCTTCGACGCCAAGGGAAAGACCTATAAGCAGTTCAGAGTGGACGAGCAGGGACGCAGACACGCATCCATGACTGGTGCGAACATCGTCCCCTACAACTTACCAGAGGTGGACTTTGCAAGAAAGACAGGACGCACAGTCTTCTTGTGCGAAGGCGAGAAGGCAGCAGACGCTTTAAAGACTATCGGTGTGGTGGCAACCTGTACGCACAACGGTGCAAGCAGCTTCCCAGAAGATGTGGTCAAGCACTTAGTAGGACTCACCATCGCCATAGTCCCTGACAACGACACGGTGGGCTGGGAGTACGCAAGGAAGGCAGTCGCAGCTCTCAAGTCGGTTACAAAAAGTATCCGAGTAATAGACCTTGGGTTACAAGAGATCAAGGAGGACGCATACGAGTTTGTCCACAAGTATGGCGGTGACAAGGACAGGCTGGTTGACCTGACAAAAGCCACGCAAGCAATACAAAGTGAGTCAGATGTAACGACTCCTGCAAGATTGATTGGCGTTGCTGAGACACCAGTAATGGAAGAGTTGGAGTTGCCACAAGTACCACTACAACGCGAAGGATTCAAGCTCGAAGCGTGGGACAGCATCGAGGACGAACCTGTCGAGTGGTTAGTGCAAGGAGTCATACCGCAACGATCATTCGTTGCTTTATACGCACCTCCAGCCAGTTTTAAGTCATTCATTGCCTTGGACATTGCAGAGTGCATCGCCACAGGCAGAGCATTCCTCGGCAACCAGATCACGAAGCAAGGTGCAGTCCTATACATCGCTGGTGAGGGTCATGGCGGTATCGGGTCAAGGATCAAGGCGCTGAAGACGCATCACAGCACGCCAGTTGGAGCGCCAGTCTATTTCCTAAGACGGCAGGTCAATCTCAGATCAAGTAAGACAGACCTGCAAGACTTAGTTAACGCAATAGATGACTTGAAGGCAATCAACGAGATCAACTTCGAGCTGATCATCATTGACACCTTGGCTAGAGCGTTTGGCGGTGGTAACGAGAACGCAAGTGAAGACATGGGTGCATTCATTACTGCTGCTGGCGCTATACAAGGACGGTATGAGTGTGGCTTGCTAGTAGTTCACCACGCTGGTAAGGACGCAACCAAAGGTCTGCGCGGTCACTCTTCCCTGCTCGGAGCAGTAGACACAGAGCTGGAGATTATCAGGATCGAAGGCGCTCAACCGCCAAAAGGAATCCTCCACATAAGCAAACAAAAGGACGGGGAAGACGGGCAGCGCATCGGGTTCAAGATGGTCGAGGTAAGCACCACTTCTGGTGGTGTAGTGGACTTTGAGTCTGGCACTTCCAGTCTGGCGGTGGAGTCTGACGATCAAGCCATAAACGACAGAAAAGAGTCCATGAAACCACCAGAAAAGAAGGGCAAAGGGACGAACCAGAAGCTCGCTTTGAACTCGCTTCATGAAGCAATTGCCAAGTTTGGGGAGATGCAAACCATCAACGGAATGCGCAATAAGTGCATAAAGATTGAGCAATGGAGGTCTGAATTTAAGGCTCGAATCGGTAGCGATGTGTCGCCAGATACGCTAAAAAAGGCTTGGCAACGGGTCAAGTTGGACTTGGTGGAAATGGAAAAAGTAGTAATTTATGATGATATGTGCTGGGCTGTGTTTGAGGAAAAAGAGGACGCAAAACAGGTCAATTCTGTCGTCGCTTTGGTGAAGAAATGATGGGGGGGGACAGGGACAAATGGGGGGACAAATAGGGACAACGAAAAATGCATTTGTCCACCACAAAAAGGTGGACAGATGGATGGTGTGTGTATGTATACACACCATCTGTCCCCCTTAGTGGATGTCGCGGTTTTTAGAATTTAAGGATTGGAGAAAAAATGGGTAAGAAGAGTTTGAATAAAGTTCTTGGTGGTCTAAAACAGCCAGAATTCCCGATGAATACTTTTGAAGTATTTATGAATTCGAGGTTAGTGGAGCTGTCTGTGGTGAAGAGAGACCATGAAAAGCGTTGGGGTATTAACAGGTTGATTGAGTTGGTGGACTCAGAGTTTCGGATCAAAGTGTGGCGACAGGCTGAGAGAGTGTTCGATGCGTCAAGGTCAAGGGATGAGGTGAAGTTGGACAGAGCTGTCGGTGGGATGGTCAAGGCTTACGGTGCGTTGGAGGCTTGGGCTGTTGAGAACGGTGTGTCTGAGATGCCAGAAATCAATGTTGTGGAGCATGAGATGCAAGACGGGTCGGTCATGGTGGTGGTTGGAAATCATCACGACGCGACGCTGTACCAACAGTTCAGACCAGATGTGCAGAACAGACACATCTGGACGATGGAAGAGCTGGAGTTGATCATGGAGTCTCCAGTCATCAAGGAGACCATGAAGATCAAGGCGCTAATGCCTTGTGCAGCACTTGTCAGGTTGGACAAGGACGCTAAAGAATTTCCAGAGGGTGGTGCGACAGGATTGGATGACATGAAGTCCGACGAACTGGAGGCTTCGTCGTTGCCGAAGGTGTTTGACACCAGCAAGATGGGCAAAAATACGGCTAATCGGGCTTTGGAGGAGATTTAGATGCTTGTTGATACTTTGTGGTGGGTGAATGGCTTTGATGCCTTGGAGGGCTTTTAAATGGCTGGAAGACCAAAACGCAAGTCTGACTTGGCTGCACTCGATTCTTTGCCCAAAGAACATATCGTGTCGATGCTTGAGGCTGGACAGCCGATTGCTCGCATCTGTTACGCGCTTGGTGTGGGTCGTGTTGCGCTCGAAGATTGGCTCAATAAACCAGAGAACGAAGGTCTCTCCTCGCGTGCGCGCGCGAAGGCGGCAGACGACATGGTAGCAGAAAGCATACTAATTGCTGACGAAACAGATGTGGAAGAGGTACAAAAGGCTAGATTACGGGTGCAAACTCGTCAATGGGTGGCTGAAAGATGGAATCCAGCAGCCTATGCGCAGAACAAAATGCCTTCGGTGCAGGTAAATCTGTCTGGCATGAGGCTCGATGCGTTGCGTCGGATCGAGGTTGTCGAAGATGTATCCACAGACAAGTTGTCCTAATTATCCACATTTGCGTGGAAACTGGCGAAGTTATCCACAAAAACGCTTACAAACCTGTGGATAACAGCAAAATAACTTTACATAATGAACATAGTGTAAACTAGGTGAAGCAGATAGTATTCATTTCTGACTGTTATCTGCCACATCATTCGGGTTTACCCCCCCTTCGCTCTGCGCGACGGGGTGGGCTGAAACTGCACCCCGACAGATACCGAACCCACCCCCCACACTCCCACCCACACAGCACCACACTCCCACAAAAAAAATAAAAAATAAAAAATCTCATATACTTGACTTGCGTATCAACACGCATGGGGATTGATTGCATTGCAGGTAATACTGGGTTTCTCAGGTAAGAATATGCCCTGACAGTCCCCAGCCGTGTTGGTGAAAGGTAGTCGCTATGCACACAGCACAGAAAGACGCCATCGAATATTGTTCTATCTCCGCTATTCCGTCGGAGCCTACGCTCAAAAATGAACGGAGTCACCAACAACCCATCTTGGTGGCACAATCCCGACATGACGACAGAATCAACTGCACCAGTAAAAAAGAAACTACACCCACAGGTCAAGGAGACGCTAGACCGCATCCACGACAAGAAGCAAGACGAACTCTCAAAGAATCCCTTTGTTGCGTTCACCATACGCTACAAGAACAATCCAGTCCTCTTTGTCAAGGAAGTCTTAAACGCTAACCCCGACACTTGGCAAGAGACTTTCCTCACCCACATCGCCAAGGGAAACCGACGCATATCTGTCAGATCAGGTCATGGCGTAGGCAAGTCCACAGCAGCGAGCTGGGCGATCATCTGGTATCTGCTCTTGCGTTACCCCGTCAAGGTGGTGGTAACAGCCCCCACATCCAGCCAGCTATACGACGCGCTCTTTGCGGAACTAAAGCGTTGGGTCAAAGAGTTACCTGAGACTCTTAGAGAGATGCTCGAAGTCAAGCAAGACCGTATCGAGGTCAAGGAAGCAGCGACAGAGGCTTTCGTGTCCGCAAGGACATCGAGGGCAGAGCAACCAGAAGCCCTGCAAGGTGTCCACTCAGAGAATGTGATGCTGGTGGCTGACGAGGCGTCGGGTATCCCAGAGCAAGTGTTTGAAGCTGCTGCTGGTTCGATGTCTGGACACAATGCCGTGACCCTTCTACTGGGCAACCCTGTACGCTCTAGCGGATTCTTTTACGACACCCAGAACCGACTCGCCAACGACTGGGTGACGATGAAAGTCTCTTGCGTTGACTCTCCAAGGGTCTCAGATGCGTATGTCGAAGAGATGAAGTCGCGCTACGGTGAGGAATCCAATGCCTACCGTATCCGCGTCCTTGGCGAGTTTCCAAGGGCAGACGACGACACGATCATCCCGATGGAGTTGCTGGAACTGGCAAAGCACCGCGATGTAGAGACAAGTCAGCACGCCAAGCTGATCTGGGGCTTGGATGTCGCACGCTTTGGTGGTGACAGGTCTGCACTCTCGAAGAGACAAGGCAACGCGCTCATCGAACCCACAAAGATTTGGAAAAACTTGGACTTGATGCAATTGACTGGCGCTGTCGTCGCAGAGTGGGAAGCTCTACCACCTAGTCAGCGTCCCCACGAGATTATGGTGGACTCGATTGGTCTTGGTGCTGGCGTAGTTGATCGTCTACGAGAACTCGGACTTCCAGCTCGAGGCATCAATGTTTCAGAGTCCCCCGCGATGGGTACGACTTACAGGAATCTACGCGCAGAGCTTTGGTACAAGGCGAAGGCGTGGTTCGAGGCGCGTGATTGTCGTATCCCCGCAGACGAAGAACTTGTGGCAGAACTTGCGACTGTGAGGTACTTCTTTAGCAGCTCTGGAAAGATTCAAGTCGAGGGCAAGGACGACATCCGAAAGCGTGGCTTGAAGTCCCCCGACAAGGCAGATTCATTTGTGCTGACATTTGCATCTGAAGCAGCTATCGGTGCATTCGGTGCAAACGCATCGCAGAAGTGGTCTCAGCCGTTGCGTAGAAACCTCTCTAGGGTTGCATAATTCGTCTATCTCAATTCAAGGAGTAACTGACATGATGAAGAAGACAAAGACAGAGAAAAAAATCTCTAAGGTTTATAACGAATTCAAGGCCGGCAAGATGCATAGCGGATCGAAGACTGGACCAGTCGTCAAGAATCCAAAGCAAGCCTTGGCTATTGCTTTATCCTCTGCTGGCGTGAAGCCTAAGAAGGGAATGAAGTAATGGCTTCCTCATACCCCAAGCGCTTACAAGGCGCAATGGATCAGATGATGTCTGAGTCGGACACCAGCAAGTGTCCACTTCCCACACAAGACATCACTCTGAATCTGAAGAACCGCGCCAAGGCGATCACGACTGCGAAGTACGGTCCTGAGAATCCTAATCTTCCCAATGAGGCTTACTGGAAGCGCATGGCTGATGAGTGGGATGTGTCTGTCGAAGATGCAAAGAAAAGCCGTTGCGGTAATTGCGCAGCGTTCAATGTCTCTGATTCCATCAAGCAATGTATCGCTGACGGTATCGGCAACGAAGCCGATCCGTGGGGAACTATTGAGTTAGCAGACCTTGGATATTGTGAGATTTTTGATTTCAAATGTGCGGGTTCAAGATCGTGCCTAGCATGGGTAGTCGGTGGTCCGAATACTGGAGATGGGGAAGACGAAGGAGAGTCTCCAGAAGAAATGAATCAAACAAATGAAGACTGAAGGCTGTTCAATTTATCAACATAGAAGAGCTGACAACGGTCAGATTTTTTACGTTGGTAAAGCATCCAATCCATATAGAAAAACAAAAACTCAAAATAGAAATAATCGCTGGCATGAAATAGTTAATGAGGCTGGTGGATTTACTGCTGAAGAGTTGGTGTCAGATGTTGACGAAGATTTGTCTTTGCTTGCTGAACAGGAATATATAGACAAGTTGAAAAAACTTGGTATTCCAATTTGCAATCTAACGACTGGCGGTCAAGGTAGGTCTGGATGGAAGCCAAGCGAAGAGACGAGAAGAATCTGGTCTGAACAAAGAAAAGGAAAAGCTCCTTACAACAAAGGTACAAAAAAGCCGTACATAAAAAAGACTGAGGAAGAACTAAAGGAAATAAGGTTATCTGCTGCTGTCAAACAGTCTCAAGCATTAAAAGGAAGAGCTCCTTGGAATAAAGGTGTTTCCTATGTAAACATAAATGGAAGAGGAAAAATTCCTTGGAACAAAGGTCAAAGAATTGTTGGCTCAAGAAGATGGAAAATTGAGCAAAGAAAGTTAGAAAGGACTAATTCATGAAGAATGGACTCTACGAAAACATCCACGCCAAGCAAAAGCGTATTGCTGCTGGCTCTGGCGAAAAGATGAACCGTGTCGGCTCTAAGGCAGCTCCAAGTGCTGCCGACTTTAGAGCTGCTGCCAAGACAGCCAAGAAGCCGAAGGCTAAGAAGTGACAGCAGCTTGGCAAAGGAAAGAGGGAAAGTCACCTAGTGGTGGCTTAAATGCCAAAGGTCGTGCCTCCGCGAAAGCCGAAGGTATGAACCTCAAAGCACCCGTCAAGTCTGGCGACAACCCCAGACGAGCGAGCTTTCTTGCGCGTATGGCGGGAAATGCTGGACCAGAGTACAAAGACGGTGAAAAGACCCGTCTTCTGTTAAGTCTCAACGCATGGGGCGCGTCCAGTAAAGCCGATGCCAAGGCAAAAGCCAAGGCGATCTCCGCAAGGAATAAGGCTAAGAAGTGATCCCAATCTGCATCGCAACGGTACACGGCAAGGGATTGCCAGTCCTCTTGGAGTCCATCAAGCAATATGCGCCAGAGGCATTTGTCTACTTGCGTGGCACAGAGAGAGTCATCTCTGGATACAAGAACGCAAGACTTATCTTTGGCGAACCCCGTAACTTTGGCGAAGATTACAACGAAGTAATCGACGACGCATTGCGCTATGCACAGGCTTGCATTGTCTGCAATGACGATGTGGTGCTAACACCGAATTCTTACCAGCGACTACTCGAAGATGTAGAAGTGATCCGCGAGCTAGAGATCAATGTTGGTTGGGTGGGGGCAAGAAGTGACTTTGTGCGTCCTGCACAAAACATTCGTTACAACCCAGACGGTGATCCGCTTGAGATGTGCAGATTTAAGTCAGAAAACTTTATACGGTATTCAGACACCATCGCACCAATTTTTGCGTATATCTCGCGTGACGCATGGCATCACGGCAGATTCCCCCCGATTAACTGGTTTTCTGATGATGTAAGTTGCGCAGATTTACTTAATCAGGGATACCAGAACTTTGTCTCTAGCGCCTATGTACATCATGTCGGCAGCCAGACCGTAGGTCAGGACGCTAAAAAACTAACTGCCCAAGCAATGCCTTGGGTAAAAGAGCACCGTCCACAGTATGCAAAACGATTCTTTGGTACTTAACTTAGGCTCTGGAAAAGATTTCAGAGAAGACTGCATCAACGCAGATATTCAACTGCGCGTCAAGCACGACTGGTTGCTTGATATTTGCAATGTCCCGTGGGGAGATGCGATCTCCACAAGGCTTGGAGACTTCGATGTCAAAGAGGGAATGTTTGACGCAATTCTTGCCAACGATGTGCTCGAACACCTGCCCGATCTGGTTGGCGCGATGACGAGCTGCAAGAAGTTGCTGAAGTCTGGTGGCGAGATGCGCATTCATGTGCCTTATGACTTGAGTTATGGCGCGTGGCAAGACCCTACACACCTTCGCGCATTCAATGAGAAGTCGTGGCTTTATTACACCGACTGGCATTGGTATCTTGGCTGGGAAGATCGGTTTTACATGACCCACTTGGAATTTAGGTTAAATCCATTCGCACAAGACCTAAAATTGACACAGGAAGAATTACTGAGGACTCCGCGAGCTGTGGACTCCATGTATGTCGTATTGACTAAGGGTTAAAAATGCACCTAAATAAAGAAATCGGTATAAGCACAGACATCGCGTCAGAAGTTGACCCGACACTTACACCCATGACAGATACAGACTTGGAAGCCATGATAGACGCTGAGATCACAGACGCTGTGAGCTACATCGACTCCGACTTGTCTCCCATTCGCGCTCGCGGTACTGAGTATTACCGTGGTGACCCCTTCGGTAACGAGGAAGAAGGTCGCTCACAAGTCGTGGCGATGGAAGTGCGCGACACCGTATCTGCCATGTTGCCGTCTTTGATGAAGGTATTTTTCTCAACAGAGAATGTCGTTGAGTATGTACCCCGTGGTCCAGAAGATGTTGCTGGCGCACAGCAAGCCACAGACTACGCAAATTACATCTTTAACAACGACAACAACGGTTTTATGGTGGCATACGCCACATTTAAAGACGCTTTGGTGCGTAAATGTGGAATTATGAAGGCTTGGGTTGAAGACACCGAGTCTGTACGCATTGAAGAATATTCTGGACTCGATGACCAGACATTGCAGATCGTAATGCAAGAAGATGGCGCAGATGTGCAGATCGTTGCGAGCTATCCAGACGACGCCATGCAAGGCGCGATGCAGATCGATCCTATGACTGGTCAACCAGCGCCACAGGCAATGATCCATGATGTGCAAGTCAAGCGCAAGATTGTTGACAAGCGTATTCATGTGGCGTGCCTACCGCCAGAAGAGTTATTGCTTTCGCGTCAAGCGATGTCATTCAAAGATGCACCGTTCATTGGTCACCGCAAGATGGCGACTGTGGCTGAGTTGATTGGCATGGGCTATGACGAAGACGAGGTGATGGACTACATTGGCTCGTCAGACTTGAACGACAACGAAGAGGCTCTGGCTCGCGCTCCTCTTGCTAATAACCAGTATTTTGGCGAGAGCAATAACCCCATGATGATGCGTGTCCTCTATGTCGAGGGCTATGCCAAGGTTGACTATGACGGTGACGGTATCCCTGAGTTGCGCAAGATGTGCTTTATGGGTTCGGGTTACAAGATGGTGCGCAATCTGCCAGCGTCGTACATCCCGTTTATTGAGTTTCCTTGCGATCCAGAACCCCACACATCACCACTTGAGGCGATGTCGATATTTGACATTACGCGAGACTTGCAGGAGATCAAGTCAGAAGTCATGCGCAATACGCTTGATTCTTTGGCGCAATCCATCCATCCGCGCACCGTGATTGTCGAAGGTCAAGTCAACATTGACGACGCTTTGAATAACGAGACAGGCGCAATCATTCGTGCGCGTGCTCCAAATATGGTGCAGCCGTTGGTGACACCGTTTGTTGGGCAGGCTGCTTTCCCTGTGCTTTCTTACTTGGACGAGATCAAGGAAGGTCGCACAGGAATGTCCAAGGCATCTATGGGATTGAATCCAGATGCTTTGCAGTCCAGCACCAAGGCTGCTGTGGCAGCCACAGTAAGCGCCAGCCAAGGACGCATTGAGTTGACTGCGCGTCTTATGGCTGAAGGCATGAAGGAGCTGTTTAAAACGATTTTGTTCTTGGTCACGACGCATCAAGACAAGCCACGCATGATCCGCTTGCGCAACAAGTGGGTACAGATTGACCCACGCGCTTGGGACAACACGATGGATGTCAACATCAATATCGGTCTTGGCAATGGCGACACCAATGAGCGTATTGCAACCCTGATGCAGATACTCGCCAAGCAAGAATCCATCATCAACCAGTACGGTCTTGAGAATCCCGTGGTGTCTCCTCAGATGTATGTGCGCACCTTAAAGAAGGTCGTTGAACTCTCAGGATTTAAGGACGCATCAAGCTACTTTGCGGATATTCCAGATGGCTGGAAGCCACCACAAGCACCACAAAAGCCAACTCCAGAAGAGGTTTTGGCGCAGGTTCAAGCCGAGTCTATTAAGGCAGACATCCAGAAAAAGGCTGCCGATCTTGAGTTACAGCGCCAGAAGATGATCAGAGATGATGATTTCAGACGCGATCAAATGAACCAAGATAGACTACTTCGTCAGTACGAACTTGAGTTAAAGTACAACACACAGGTGAGCACCGCGCAAATTGTTGCGGAGCAGAATGTCAACCGAGAGGTTGTAAAAGAGCAAAGTGCTTTGGTACAACAGGCTATGGCGCAAGCCCAGCCAGCACCAGAGCAACCCATCAACCCACAAGGAATGGTTTAAGTGAGCAAACTAGAAGAAGATGTAAGAAAAGGCAAGAAGGCTGAGTCGCTTATCGCTGACGAGGCTTTCTCAACTGCTTTGTTGAAGATGGAGAACGATGCCGTCTGGCTTTGGAAAGATACGAAACCAGAGGACACCGTGAGAAGAGAACACGCTTGGCATATGTTGCGTGCGATTGACAACTTTCGAACCGAGATTTCAAAGATCATGGATAACGGAAAAGTCGCACAACGCCAGATTGAGCGTGAACAAAAGTCGTTGGTGTAAAGGACTAGGCAATGGAAAACCAAACCCCTATGTCCGTAGCTGATGCAGCTAGTGCTCTTGATCAGATGATGTTGCCACTAGATGGAGAACAGCAGACAGATGACAAGGCGCGTTTGACTGAGGACGAAGAGTCCGAAGTCGCGGCTTCTGTTGACGAAGAACTCGATGTGCAAGACGACGAATCGAGTGATGAAACGACAGAGGAACAGTCAGAGGAAAGTGAAGAAACCGAAGAAGAAGAAAAGCCAGCCGAGGTCTACACCGTCAAAGTTGACGGTAAAGAGGTCGAGGTAACGCTAGACGAACTTCAAAAAGGATATTCGCGTACTCAGGACTACACACGAAAGACGCAACAGATCGCTGAGACCCGCAAGGCTGTTGAGGCTGAGGCTGCTGCTATTCGTGCCGAGCGTGAACAGTACGCTCAATTGTTGGGAGCGTTGCAACAGCAACTTGAGTCGGCTGAACCATCTATCGACATGGAGCGTCTTCGAGATGAAGACCCTATCGAATGGGTGAGGCAGTCGGAGATTAGACGCCAGAAGCAAGAAAAACTCGCAGCTATTCAATCTGAGCAGCAGCGACTTTCTCAGCTAACAGCGCAACAAAGAGCACAGGAAATGCAAGCTCACCTTGCGCAACAGCAAGAAGCCCTGATCCAAGCCGTACCTGAGTGGAAAGATTCCAAGAAGGCACAGGCTGAAAAAGCTCTACTCGTCGAATTTGGTAAAAAGATCGGATTCAGCGACGAAGAACTCAAGAATGTTTATGACCACAGGGCTGTCATTGCGTTGCGTAAAGCTGCGCTCTATGACCAGATGATGTCCAAGCGTGGACAGATCAAGCCAGTCGTCAACAACGGTCCTCGCACTGCCAAGCCTAGTGCAGCAGGTCGCGTCTCTACAACAACTGAAAGTACACGCGCAAAACAGCGTCTTGCAAAGTCTGGTCGCGTCGATGACGCGGCTAAAGCAATAGAACTTTTACTGAAATAGAGGCACTTAAATGGCAATCGTAACCAACACATTCACCACATTCGATGCAAAAGGTATCAGGGAAGACCTTTCCAATTTGATAACTAATATAGCACCAGAAGAAACGCCCTATATGAGCAATATAGGTCGTGAGTCAATCAGCAACTCATTGTTTGAGTGGCAGACTGACACATTGGCTTCTGCTGCTGCTAACAAGCAGTTAGAGGGCGACGATGTAACTTCTTTCGATAGCGTAACTGCTACTGTGCGTCTGCAAAACTATGCTCAGATCAGCCGTAAGACTATCGTCTTGTCTGCAACTGAAGAGACCGTTAACAAGGCTGGTCGTCGTAGCGAATTGGCATACCAAATTGCCAAGCGTAGCGCTGAGTTGAAGCGTGACCAAGAGTTCTCTATGTTGAACGGTGCTGTCGCTGCTGCTGGCAACACTACAACAGCTCGTGGTACTGCTTCATTGCAAGCCTTCATCAAGACTAACTACGATATGCAGACTAACGGTGCTAACCCATCGTATACAACTGTGCCTACTGGCGCTCGTAGTGACGGCAATGTGCGTACCTTCACAGAAACCATCTTGAAGAATGTTATTCAACAAGTTTGGACTTCTGGCGGTACACCAAAAATCTTGATGACTGGTCCAGTCAACAAGCAGCGCGTGTCTGGCTTCTCTGGTATCGCTTCAGCTCGTTACAACCTCAATGGTGGTGACCGTCCTGCAACGATCATTGGTGCTGCCGACATCTATGTATCTGACTTCGGTCAAGTGCAAGTCGTGCCTAACCGCTTCCAGCGCGAGCGTGATGCTTTCGTGATCGATCCAGATTACGCAAAAGTCACAACTTTGCGTCCTTACCAACAAGTTGAGTTGGCAAAGACTGGCGACGCTGAAAAGCGTATGCTGATCGTTGAGTGGGGTCACAAAGTGTTGGCAGAGAATGCCCACGGCATTGCTGCTGACTTGGTTACTTCTTAATTGAACTAACGAAGGGTCTGGGGAAACTCAGACCCTTTTTTTCTACATGATTGAAAAAAGACTATTTAGTACAGACGCTGATCAGGGGATCACGCGCACATTTGAATTTGATGATGAAACGAATCAGGCAACGATTCACACGCAGCAAGATGTGACTGCGATCATTGAAGAGAATAAGCAAGAGTACGCACAGGTTGATGAGCGTGCTCGGTGGGGCGAGTGGAGCAGAGTCGCCAGCATCCCTATGTCTATTTACTTCCAGCTCAAGGCTGAAGGCAAGTTAGAAGACGAAGCCTACATGAAGCGTTGGCTTAATGACCCAGAAAACAAGTATTTCAGAACAAGAGCAGGAAAACTATGACTCCAAACTACATTGCGGTATGCACCCCAGCGCGTGACATGGTTCACGCTAATTTCACCTTCTGTATGGTGAACATGGTGGCGCACCACACGATTAACACGACTGATGCCGTGTCCTTGAAGATTATGCAAGGGACACTTATCCAGACCCAGCGTGCTGATCTGTGCCTAGACGCAATGGCAGAGGGTTGTACCCATATCTTATTTGTGGACTCGGACATGACCTTCCCGCAGGACATGATCGAAAGACTCTTGGCGCATGACTTGGACATCGTGGCAACGAACTGCGCAAGGCGCAGAATGCCCACAGGACCAACTGCCCAGCGCTATGACGAGAATGGTGAGCGAGTGCTGGTCTACACAATGCCAGACTCCACAGGAATCGAGGAAGTCGGCTCTATTGGCATGGGAGTGATGCTGATCAAACGCAAGGTCTTTGAGGCTTTGAGTGAACCTTGGTTCGAGACTCCTTGGCGTACCGACAAGCGCGGATATGTTGGAGAGGATGTATTCTTTTGCCGTAAAGCACAGGCTGCTGGCTTTAAAATCTACATTGACCATGATGTGTCCAAAGAGATCGGACACATTGGGACTTTTGAATTCAAGCACGATCACACTTGGGTGATGCGTGATCTTGAGAAAGCAGAAAAGGCTGAAGATGGCGTTAACAACCTATGCTGAACTGAAGACTTCGGTCGGGGACTGGCTTAATCGCTCAGACCTGACTACTGCTATTCCTGACTTTATCTCTCTGGCAGAGGCTCAGATCGAGCGTAATCTGCGCACCAGACAGATGATCGTGCGTGCTACCGCGTCGATCACTACCGAATACTCCGCAGTCCCAGATAACTTCCTAGAAGTTAAGTCTTTCAAGCTCGATACCAACCCAGTCACTCCATTGCAGTTCGAGACTATCGACTCAATGGATACCTTGGCGGTTACATATCGCACATCGACTAAACCCGTATTCTTTACTGTGGTGGGTGAGCAGTTTCGCTACCTTCCAGTACCAGATACTGCCTACACAGGCGAGTTGATCTATTACGCAAAGTTGAGCAAGTTATCAACCAGCAACACAACCAACTGGCTATTGACTGCTGCTCCAGATGTTTACTTATATGGTGCTCTCATGCAAGCAGCTCCTTATCTGCAAGATGATGCGAGAATTGCTGTATGGGCATCGATGTACCGAGCTGGTCTTGAAGAAGTTACAAAAGCAGATGATCGTAGTTCTTCAACTGGTGGTGTACTGATCACACGCGCAAGGACTTTGGGGTAACAGATGCTAGTGAACACAACAAAGGGTGAGATGGATGATTCTTTGCTGGAGAAGCAAGAAGGTACTATCGACAACGATAACGAGACGACGAACTGGGTGGAATATTGGCTAGAAGGCGAGCTTGTGCATCGCTCAGTCCATATGACCTTAAAACGAAATGTGACTGGTGAAGCAGTCGCTCAATCTTTGAGCTGAAATTTGAATTGGGTTTAACCCAAGAAGGGAACTATCATCGCAAACACACAAGCAATGTGTACAAGTTTCAAGGTTGATTTACTCAACGCTGTACACGCATTTTCTACTAGCGTACCAGCTCACACAGCAGGTACTGCCGACACATTCAAGGCTGCCTTGTACTTGGCTTCTGCCACGGTTAACGCATCCACAACTGCCTACTCGTCTACTGGTGAGGTGACAGGCACTAATTATACGGCTGGTGGTGTTACGGTGACATTTGGTACAGCGCCAAGCTCTACCAGCACGACGGCATTTGTGACTCCAAGCGCCAGCATCACATACTCCAATGTGACCCTATCAACTGCATTCGATGCGGTCTTGATCTACAACTCAAGCCAGTCAAACAAAGCAGTCAGCGTTCACACTTTCGGTTCTCAGACCGTTACGGCTGGAACATTTACCTTAACCATGCCGACAAATGATTCAAGCACAGGCTTGATCAGACTCGCTTAAATTTAAGGGGCAGCAACATGGCTGCTTACGGCTCTGGCTACTACGGGCTTGGTGTCTATGGTATTGGTAATGTCGTCATTAGTGGCAACTCGTCAACTATTGGCATTGGCACTCTTGGCGTAAACATATCCGAGCAAGAGGATGGCAACATTGCCACAGGTAATGTCGGCTCGGTTGGCATCTCCAGAACTGTTGCAATTACAGGCAATTCGTCAACCTTATCGGTTGGCACTCTAGCGGTAGGTGAGAGAAGTTTTGCTGTTACAGGTAACGCTTTAACCCTATCTGTTGGATCGGTTACTCAATCAAGCCAAATATCCCTTACAGGCAATGCGTCAACCCTATCGGTTGGCGATATTGCGCGTGGCGCGACATCCTTTGCCATGACTGGTCTATCTTCCACGCTGTCTGTTGGAAGTGTTGCCCGTGGTGCAATCAACTTTGCAGTTACTGGCAACGAGTCAGTCGTATCTCTTGGCAACATTGCCAGAGGCGCAGCGTCATTTGCTGCATCTGGTAATTCGTTAACTGGCTCGGTCGGCACGATGCTGGCAGAGACATTATCCTTTGTTGCAATTACTGGTGTTGGCGGTACTGCCTCAATCGACAGCGTTACAAATGCAGTATCTATTGCGATAATTGGGGTTGAGGCATCTGGGTTGATCGGCACAATGATTGGCTTTGGCTGGGGTGCAGTACCAGACACGCCAGAGACTTGGACAGCACAATCAGACACATCAGAGGACTGGACAGCAATCGCAGATACATCCGAGAGCTGGAGTCCAGTCTCAGACACATCTGAAGATTGGTCAGAAATATCGGACAATTCAGAAACATGGACGCAAGTCCCAGCATGAAGGTGAACTATGGCAGATACCACAACAACTAACCTATTACTAACTAAGCCAGAAGTCGGGGCTAGTACCGATACATGGGGTACGAAGATCAATACCGATCTGGACTCGGTTGATGCAATCTTTGCAGCAGCAGGTACTGGAACATCGGTCGGTCTTAATGTTGGTAGCGGTAAGAAGCTGAAAATTGTTGGCGATGTCATTGACACTAATGGCAATGAGCTGCTAAAGGTAACTGCAACAACATCGGCAGTCAATGAAGTAACGCTTGCAAATGCTGCAACTGGTGGTGCTCCAACATTAACTGCATCTGGCGACGATACCAATATAGGTTTCAAGTTAGTCGCAAAAGGTACTGGAGAGATTACTGCTAAGGTTAACGGCTCAGATGTATTCAATGCATCCAGCAATTTTGGCTTTAAGAACCGCCTCATAAATTCAGCGATGGTGATTGACCAGCGTAATGCGGGGGCTAGTGTTACGCCTAATGGAACTTATACACTTGATAGGTGGTCAATTAGTAACAGTCAAACTGGAAAATTAACTGTTCAACAAAACGCTGGTTCTGTAACTCCACCAGTAGGATTTAATAATTATCTTGGTGTAACTTCAACATCAGCTTATTCAGTTTTATCTGGAGATTATTTTTGGCTTGGTCAAAGAATAGAAGGATTTAATACTGCTGATTTAGCATGGGGAACAGCCAATGCACAAACTATCACTTTATCTTTTTGGGTGCGTAGTTCTTTGACTGGTACTTTTGGTGGTGCATTAAGAAATGATGCTGGTAATTACAATTACCCATTTAGCTATACAGTTTCTTCTGCAAATACATGGGAACAAAAATCTATAACAATTACTGGTGCAACATCAGGAACTTGGCTAAAAACTAATGGTAATGGTATTGAATTGGATTTTAGTTTAGGGATTGGCTCAACCTATGGAAGCGGTACTGCTGGTGCTTGGACTACATCAAATTATTACGCACCAACAGGCGCAACAAGCGTAGTCGGAACAAATGGCGCAACCTTCTACATCACAGGCGTACAACTAGAAAAAGGCAGTACCGCAACATCGTTTGATTACCGCCCTTATGGTACTGAGTTTGCTCTTTGCCAAAGATATTTTAATAAAGTTATCTTTGGTGGTGGCGGTGGTATTAGTGGATTTTGTGATAGTACAACTGCATCAATTAATTATTTTTATTATCCAGTATCAATGCGTGCAACTCCAACATTAACAACAACTGGAACTGCATCAGATTATGGTTTAAGACTTCCTGGAGCATCCACAGCAACTTTAAATGCAGTTCCTACTATTGTGAACGCATCACCATCCACTAGTATATGTAGATTAGGCAGTACTACAACTGGCTTAACCAGTGGTAGTCCTTCTGGACTTATAGACTTAAATGGAACTGGAACTGTTTATCTTGGATTTAATGCGGAGTTATGATGACTAAATATAAATTATTGTTAGATGATAAACAAAAGCCTTGCGGTGTATTGCATGATGATAAAGATTCAATCCCTTTTGACCCAGACAACACAGACTACCAAGCCTATTTAAAGTGGGTGGCTGAAGGCAACACGCCTTTACCTGCGGATACACCAGCATGACCTCAGAGCACACAACTGAAGGCGCTGCTGCAATCGTCGCCAAGGTAGCACCGCCAGTAGGCGTGTCATTGGCGACTGTCGCTGGCTTTCAAGTCAGCGAAGTTTTGATCTGGGCGACTCTGATCTACACGGTCTTGATGATCTGCCACAAGTGTTACCAGATTTATAAAGACATAAAGAAGTGATGTGTTTGATCCCATTACCATTGGCGCTGCTTTCAAGGCAATGCAACTGGCTTATGACGGGATCACCTACTGTTGCGAAGCCTTATCCGAAGGTAAGGTCGCTGTCCAGAAGATTAAGAAGGCAACCGATGATGCTCAGACCATCATCAAGGATACCAAGTCAATCTTCGGATTCTTCAAGAATCTCTTTGGTGGCTCAAAGCCAGACATTAAGCAGTCAGACTCCAAGACAGCCACAGAAGCCAAGCCTGTGGCGAAAAAGAAGGAAGTCTATACAACTCACATCCCAAATGAGACTGAGATCGTCCAGCAGTTTATTGGGCATTTAGGCGCATTCTTTAGACACCACAAGGAGCTGACAGAGTATGTGGAAATCAAGTACGAAGAGGTATTTGCAAGTAGTGACCCAGACCCTGAGACGATTCTGGAACTCTCTGTTTACAAAAACGAGTTAGACCAGTCGTATGTAAAGTTAAGCGGAATGATGAGAGGTGCTGGCGTACCACACCAACTCGGACCACTCTGGGAGAACTACAACAACATCTACTCTAAGGTTCAAGCAGAACAACTAAAACGCAAGGAACAAATTAGAATTAGGAGACAGATAGAGGCTTACAAACAAGAAAGGTTCAGACAAGAAAAGATTGAGCTTGGCATGGGATTGTTTCTGGTGCTAATCATTGTTTCTTGGCTCTATGCCGTATGGATAAATTCATTTATCGAGGCATTTTGATTCTTGTGTGTGTGATGCTGACTATCGTCCTGATCATCTCGCCAGTAATGATAATGATGTGGATCAAGATTCAGAAGGCTGAAATCAGGATTGAACGCAAAGAAAAGCAGATTAACCGTCAACTTCAACAGTTAAGGCAGAAAGATGAATGACTTACTCAATCTTCTCAAGGGTGTCGCACCCACGCTGGCAATGGCTGTCGCTGGTCCTATGGGTGGCGCTGCTGTTACCGCTTTGGCTAGTAAGTTTGGCGTTTCTGATAGTGTTGATGCCGTTGCAAAGGCTATTGCTGGCGATCCAAAGGCTGCTGAAAAGATAGCAGAGCTTGAGCTGGAGATGGCGAAGATTGATGCAGCCAATACTGCCGACGCAAGGAAGATGAATTCAGAGATACAGAACTCTGCCACAGCGTCTTGGTTAGCAAAGAATATTGCCTATGTCATCGATGTAGCAATCATTGCTGGCGCTCTCACCATGACCTTTGTGGTGTTTATTGTTGGCGTACCAGAACAGAATAAGTCAATGGCTTTCACAGCTCTAGGATCGCTCTGGACTCTGACGGGTACGGTAGTGAACTTCCATCGTGGTAGTTCTGCTGGTAGCAAGGCTAAGACTGAAGAGATGATGAAAGGCGCAAAATGATTGAATTCTTAAAAGAGTTATTGCTGGCTAAGGTCAACCGTCCGAAGCCTACCGTCGAAGAGGTCGAAGTCCAAGTCTGGGCATTTGTCGTCAAGTCAATCACCGTCATGGTGCTTGGCATTGCGTTTGGTGTTTTGTATCTGATCGGGTTTGAGAAGCAAGACGCTGAACTCGCGCCAATCGACTCTGTATTTCTCGAAATCTTGAAAGCCATTGCATTCATGGGTGTCGGCACTATGGGCGGTATCTCAGGACGCAAGGCATCAACTGCCATTGCAAAAGCCATTGTGGGAGAAGACGATGCAGCTAAGTGATCACTTTAGTCTTGAGGAGGCAACGCACTCCGACACCGCCACAAGGCTCGGCATAAGCAATCAGCCAGACGCACAGCAACTAGAAAACATGAAGACGGCTGCTGCTGGCATGGAGAAGGTCAGAGCATTGTTGGGCAAGCCTATCAACATCAATTCATGGATTCGTTTGCCAGAGGTCAATGTGGCGGTGGGCGGATCGAAGATCAGCTCGCACATGGACGGCTGGGCTATTGACTTTGTGTGTAGAGGCTTTGGCACTCCACTAGAGGTTTGCAAGGCTATTGACGCAGCAGGTATCAAGTTTGACCAAATGATCCATGAGTTTGGAGATAAGGGCTGGACTCACATCTCCTTTGCGCCAGCAATGCGTCAGCAAAAGCTCACCATTTTTAGACCTCAAAACAAATACGCCATCGGCTTGTTGACGCAAGAAGAGTACAACAAGGCTGTATGACGAACTTCTACCAGCAGCTCCAGACTCCTGCCGTACCTGATCTGCCTAACCCGCAAGATAGGTATGACCGTCTGACGGTTGCGCAGACGAATGGTGCATTGCGCACCTTCTTCTTGAAGTTGACAAATGCCTTGCAATCCATTGCGTCACCACGGGGTGGAAGGTTTCTAAATATGCCTTACGGGGCATTCCAAGACACCACAGACCAGACGGCTACGGCTAACACCGCCACGGTGATGACATTCAACACGACAGACTTATCCAATGGCGTGTCTGTTGTTACAAGTGGCGGTAAGGCATCGAGACTGACTGTCGCACAAGCTGGTGTCTATAACTTGCAATTTAGTGTGCAGTTTGATAACACCGACACGCAAGAGCATGATGTCAGCATCTGGTTGCGTCAAGACGCTTCTGGCGCTGGGACTGACATTGCTGGATCAGCAGGATTAGTTGGCGTGCCTAGTTCTCATGGCGGCATAAGTGGTCACGCCATCGTTGGGTGGAATTACTTTATTACCCTTAACGCAAACGACTTTGTAGAGATATGGTGGTCAACACCAGACACCAATGTAACCATACAAGCGTATGCAGCAGGAACATCACCCACTAGACCGTCAACGGCATCAGTCGTTGCGACAATGACATTTGTCTCCAATCTTTCAGCATAATTAGACCCTATGGCACTCGTACCACTCAAAATCCCTGCTGGCGTATACCGTAACGGTACTGAGTACCAGTCTGCGGGACGCTGGTATGACTCAAACCTTGTGCGTTGGTTTGAGAATACGCTCAGACCTTGGGGTGGGTGGCGTAAGCGCTCAACCTCTCAGATGACTGGTGTCAGTCGTGGAATGCTGACTTGGCGTGACAACTCCAATCTTCGTTGGATCGCTGCTGGTACGCCATCCAAGCTCTACGCCATGAATGAGGCGGGAACTCTCAAAGACATTACCCCTACAACCTTTACGACTGGCGCAACAGACGCAAGTCTAAAGACTGGTTATGGATATGGTAACTATGGCTCTTATGACTATGGTGTAGCGCGTCCAGACTTAGGCGATGTCATTCCAGCAACCACTTGGACAATGGATTCTTGGGGTGAATACTTGGTTGCGTGCTCTAGCAAGGACGGTCAACTCTTAGAGTGGCAACTAGGCTTTACCACGCCAACAAAGGCTGTGGCGATTACTAACGCGCCAACAAGTTGTGCAGCCGTGATGACGACAGCAGAAAGATTTGTATTTGGTCTTGGCGCGTCAGGCAACCCACGCAAGGTTTCTTGGTGTGATCAGGAAAACAATACTGTCTGGACACCATCGGCTACCAATCAGGCTGGTGACTTTGAGATTAACTCAGTCGGCTCTCTCAAGTGCGGTAAGCGCGTCAGGGGTATAAATCTGCTGTTTACCGATGTAGATGTCCATGTGGCGACATACATTGGTCTGCCTTATGTTTACAGCTTTGAGAAGGCTGGATCGGGTTGTGGCGTGATCTCAGCGCAAGCCGTAGCAGCTATTGACACCGCAGCCATCTGGATGTCTAAGTCAGGCTTCTGGGTATATGACGGCTATGTCAAGCCTTTAGTATCAGATGTTGGCGACTACATCTTCCAGAATATCAACTACAACCAAGCCAGTAAAGTCTATGCAGTACACAACAGCAAGTATGGAGAGATCATCTGGTTTTACCCTTCTAGCGCCAGCAATGAGAACGACTCCTATGTAGTCTATAACTACCGCGAAGGGCATTGGGCTATTGGCTCTTTGTCTCGCACCGCAGGAACTGACAGAGGTGTATTCGTCAATCCATTGATGATTTCGTCCGATGGATATATCTACGAGCACGAAGTAGGTTTCTCTTACGACGGTTCTACACCATTTGCTGAGTCTGGTCCTTATGAGATTGGCGCTGGTGAGAACATTATGTCGGTGCGTCGCGTCATACCTGACGAGCAGACCTTGGGTGAAGTCGTTGTGTCCTTCAAAACTCGGATGTATCCGACTTCTACTGAGACGACTTATGGACCATACACAGCATCGCAACCGACAGATGTGAGATTCGCAGCAAGACAGGTCAAGGTTCGCTACACAGGAAATGTCTCAGAGGACTGGCGTGTAGGCGTAAACAGATTTGATGTTGTGCCAATGGGTAAGCGGTGACTTAGAATTGAGTCAAGAATTAAGGGCTGGGAAAGTACCTGTATGTATCCGAGAGGATTACATCTTTTACTTGGAGTTTTATGAAAATCTTTTGTGGTTTCACATCGACATCAAGCGGTGGTCACCACAGGTAAAGAAGGGTTGTCATAAGGACTTTGCTCTTATAGAGAATTTGGTTGGGAAGCCTATCTACGCGCTGATACGCGAAGATGACATCAAACTTGCAAGATTTGCCAAGTCATTTGGCTGGTCTGAGAAATGTCAAATATCACTATTAGACGGATCAAAGGCTTTTATTTACGCTAGTGCGTAGCAAGGGAGATTGATATGGGTGGAGTCGTAAGCGATGTAGTTAGCGGTGTCGGTGATGCCGTAAGTGGTATTGGTAATGCTGTTGGCGATGTAGTTGGTAGCGATCTTGGCAAGGCTGCATTACTTGCTGGTGGCTTGTATGCTACTGGTGGTCTTAGTGGACTTGGCAGTCTTGGTGGCGCTGGCGCATTAGACACAATGGCTTTAGGCGACATGGCTGCAACTGGCGCTGGTGGCGGTTTAACTGCTGGCGGTTTAGGTACTGGTTTAAGTGGCGCAGCAGCAGCTCAAGCAGCCGTCAATGCTGCTGGTGGTAGCACTCTAGGTAATTTGGCTAGTAGCGCAATAGACTGGGCTAAGACTAATCCATTGCCAGCAGCAGGACTTGCTTTAACTGCTGCCAATGCTTTGGGTGGAACTACACCAACATCTTCTACTACGACAACCAGTATTGATCCGCAAATTAAGGCTGCATATTTGCAAAATCTTGCGGAAGCAAGAGCGACTGCTGCTAATTTAGCGCCAAAGCAATTTGCTGAATTCCCACAATACAACCTTGGTATGGTTCAGCAATACATGAACCCTTATGAGCAAAGTGTTATCCAAGGAACTCTTGGCGATATTGAGCGTGCAAGACAAACTCAAATGGCTCAAGAAGGCGCGGCAGCCACAGCAGCCAGAGCATTTGGTGGATCACGCCAAGGCGTAACCAGATCATTGATTGATGAGGCAGCACTACGCAATGCTGGTAACTTGGCTGCACAACTGCGTCAGACTGGCTTTGCACAGGCACAAAACCTTGGACTCTCACAAGAGGCATTGCGCCAGCAGTACGAGCAACAAAAACTTGATGCAGCACGCAACTTAGGTTTAGAGCGTTTGAATGTGGCACAAGGCGCATTGAGCTTGCAACCTGCAAATATCGGTGGAACGCAGACAACTCCTCTGTACAGAAATCCAACAGCATCTGCTCTTGGCGGTGCTTTGGGTGGCGCTCAATTGGGTAAGTTAATTGGTGGAACTGCTAATCCTGAGTACGCTGCTTATGGCGCTGGACTCGGTGGTTTGCTTGGTTTCATGTAAGGAGTAAATGATGGCACTCACAGACTTTGGTGGTTTACTCTTTGGTCAAGGCGGTACTGGTCTTGAAGACTATCTCTCGCCAGAACAACAGCAAAACATTCAACAGCAATCAATGTTGCAAGCAGCATCTGCTTTGCTTTCTGCTGGTGGTCCAAGCCGTCAGCCAATCTCTATTGGTCAAGCGCTTGGCGGTGCTCTACAAGCAAGTCAACAAGGCTATGCTCAAGCGCAACAAGGCGCTATACAAAATCTGTTGACACGCCAGAAGTTACAAGAAGGCGCACTAGAGCAAGCCAGAATGAAGGCTTATCTTGATGCACTTGGAGGTGAGTCTGGTGCTCCAGCCGTTGCTGGTCAAGGAGGTATTCCAGTAATTCCTGCTGGAGCTGGTGGCGTACCTCCTGTTGGCTCTGCTCCAACTGCTGGCGCTCCTGCTGGTGGTGGGATGTTTGCTGGTCTCACGCCAGAGCAAAGACGCTTATTGCCTTTAATGAAGCCAACAGAGGCTATTGGCGAGGCATTCAAGGCTGCTGGACAAAAGGCTAATCAATTAACTGAGTCAGAACTCACAGGACTAGGTTTACCGCCAACAACTTTGGCGTACAAGTTACCTAATGGTGAAACGAAAATAGTCTATCGTCCTGACTATCAATGGATTGAGACACCTGCTGGTGGCAAGCAATTGATGGACATGAATAATCCACTTGGTGTTGTACCTAAACCTGTGCAAGACAGAGTGGTGGCAAGTGGAACAGTACCAAAGCCAACTGGTGCAATGCCTACCTATGGCGGTGGAATGTCTCCAGCATTGAAACCTGAGCAGATTATGACTACGGTACAAGACTGGGACACCAAGTATCGGACACCAGTAGAAAGCATCTTGCAGTCTTATAACATCGTTAAGGATTTAGTACAAACTGGCGAAGGCGGTATCTCTGACTATGGCGTGCTAATTAAGTCGATCAAAGCGCTTGATCCTACCTCTGCTGTTATGCAGGGTGAGGCTAATGCTGCTGCGCAGATGCAAGGCATGGCTGACCGTATGCAGGGACTGGTTGAGAAAATCGCTGCTGGTGGTGTTGGTAGCGAGCAAGCAAGGCTTGATCTTGCTAACTTGGCACGATCATCTGCAAAGATAGCAATTGAGGCATACAACCGCCAAGCAGATCGCAAGGCTGGTTTGCTAAGGCAATATGCTCCTCAAGCTGTGATTGATTCAACATTCCAGAAGTACACAGTACCACCAGAGATGGCATCAAAGACAGAGTTTCAGAAGAATCTCAGAGCTAATACAACAGCTCCATCTGGCGCTCCAATCCTTACCTATGACCCAGTAACCCGTCAATGGAAGTAATAGCATGACAACCGTTAATGTTGAAGGCGTTGGTCTGGTTCAGTTACCAGACAACATGACACGCGAACAGATGGAAGCAGCCATTGCGTTACTTCCAAAGCCAGAAACGCAACGCATTAGACAGTTTGCTCAAGGCGCAACGATGGGTACTGCTGACGAGGCAGAAGCCTTGATTCAGTCGCAACTCAAAGGTACTAAGTACGAAGACGAACTAGCTTCTATTCGCTCAAAACTTAGTGCTTACAAGAAAGCCTATCCAGTCGAAGCTGCTGGCTACGAGCTTGGCGGTGCTGTTGCTCCAGCCGTTGCACTCGCTCCATTTACTGGTGGTGGCTCTGTGGCTGCTGGAACTGCTACGGTTGGACCACAACTCTTGAAGTTGATGGGTATGGGTGGTCTTCAAGGCGGTGTGACTGGTGCAGCCAGCGCTGAAGGCGATCTAGCATCACGCGCCAAGGCTGGCGCAGTAGGTACTGCTGAAGGCGCTCTGATCGCTCCTGTGGCGCAGGGAGTTATTAAGGCTGGCGGTGCTTTGATCAATGGCGTGATCGACGCAACCCGTCGTCGTGTTGGTGATCGTGGCGCGAAGGTCGTGGAGACAGAGATCAATCGACTGGCTACTGAGTCAGGATTGACGACTGACGAGATCGTCCAGAAGGTTGCCAATGGCGAGATCATGGCAGAGAACGCAACATTACAAGACGCTGTGCGTGCCTTTGCGCGTGGCGGTGGTAAAGCTGCAACAACACTCAAAGAAGCATTAACTCGTCGTCCTCCAGCTCTTCGCACGCAAGCGATGAATGAACTGCAAGCAGGACTTGCTGGCGACTTAGACACCAATGTTTTACGCTCATACCGTTTGGGTGAGCAAGAGTTGGGTAAGTTAGAGAAAGACTTGTACACAGGCGCTTTCAAACAAGGCGGTATCGTTAGCAAGCCAATGCTAGACGCTGCCTCAGACGCATTAAAACGCGCTCCAGAGGCTGGAAAAGCTATCAATGAAGCCTATCAGTCAGCGACTGGTAACAAGCCATTCTGGACGGTTACACCAACAGGTGAAGTCAAATGGGATCGCACGCCAACATTGCAGGACATGGAGATTATTCGTCGTGGTGTGGCATCCGCAAAGAATGCTGCATTTACTGGCGGGTATGGTGAAGTCGGTAAGAACTTAGGCGCAGCCGAGAATGCACTTCGCACAGAACTCGATACAGCGTCTTTGGCTTTGAAGACTGCACGCGATACATTCGCTCAGAATCGTCTAGCGTCTGAGTCATTCGACGCAGGACGCAAGGTATTTACAAAGAGCGCTGACGAGATCGCATACGACTTTGAGAACTTGGCGACTAAGAGCGAAGGCGCTGCCAAGGCTTTTAGGGCTGGCGTGATGGATGCCTTACGCAATAAGGCTAGTCTTGGTGCTGGTAAAACTATGATGCAAAAGATTGACGATCCAGCGTCCAAAGAAGGTCAGATTCTGCGCACACTTTTCCCGCAAGATGAGTTAGATAAGATGCTTGCAACTGTCGGTCGTGCATCTCAGTCTCAGAAGGCTGCAACTGCAATCCTTGGTGGATCAGCAACAGCGCCAACTGTCTTCAACCAGAATCGTGTTGGAATGAATATCTCAACCGAAGAGGTTGCTGGCGCTTTGTCTGGGAATATTGGAAGTTATATTTCTCTGACGAAAAAAGCCTTGGCTAAGTCGTCACCAAACTTGACAGATGAACAGAGACAGCAAGTCGCAAAGGTCTTGGTGTCTGAAGACCCTAAGTTTGTGATGAATGCACTCAATGATCAGAGTGGAATCAAGATGCTACAAGACCGTGTGGCGCAGTTATTTGGCACAGCACAGCGCGTACTGCCTTCGGCTGCTGCAATAACTGCTGGAAGTTATGCACCAAATATCTCTGGCGGACTTTTAGGGAAATAAGACGATGGCACTACTAGACGAAGAAGGCGCAGCATTTGGCTATTACCCACAACTTCAGCGTCAAGCTGCAAGGATGCGAGCTGCTGCGCAAGGAAGAATTCCTGAGAACTTACCAGACCCAAGGACTTATGGTTTTATAAGTGGTTTGCTTGGAACATCTCCAGACCAACTTGGAATGAGCGTCTTGTCTCCTAATACGCAAGCAGCAAAAGAAGCTGCGTATTACGGTTACCAACTTGGCAATGCATCTCAAATTGCGCCTGTTGTTGTACCTGCTGCAAGAGCAACCATGAGTGGTGTTAAAAGTCTTGGTGAAGAGATGGCAACAAGAGTTGCTACTGGTCAATCAATATTACCTAGCTTGTTAGAAGAACCTCCAATAGCAATGTTTGCTGCTGCACCAACATCAGCACGACAAGGCGTTGGAAAGTCTAAAAACAGGGTTGGTACTACTGGTCAATATGTTGGTGCTCCACAGGGAATAGACAGCCCTCAAAAGCTCGCAGCAATGCGTGCAAATTACATGAAAGATGTAAATCAAGGTATTGCTGGACGAGACTGGTATGACGATGCAAGCAAGTGGATTTCAGAAGTAGCACCAGAGAATAGAAGTCAGGCTATTGCAGATGCTATTGGCGTGTCTTCGCAAGGTACTGGCGTGGATTCAAATCTTGGATTTGCTGTTAAAGGTATCAATCAATTTGCTGCTGGATTGCCTGTTGAAACTGGAAGGTTTCCAAGCAATCAGTCTCCATTGATTCAGAATGCACTTGCTGGTATACAGCAACATCTTGGTCCGAAGAGACAACCCTTTGCGTCTAATTTAAGTGTTGAGTGGAATCCATCTATGGCTCAATATCCAGTACACGATATTTGGCAAGGCAGAGCATTTGGATACAAAACACCAGAAGGAAAGCCTTGGGATGCTGGGTTTAGTCCACAGCAACACGCATTTATGGATCAACAAATGGTTGCCATACAGGATCAATTAAATAACGCAAAGTCTGGTGGATTTACAAATTGGAATCCACTTAACACGCAAGCAGCAGCATGGACTGGTGCAAAAATTCGCTCTGGCGATTTACTTCCATCTGATGCTGCAATGCACTATGGTGATTTTTCTCCTAAGTATCAGGCTATGGCTACGCATGAGCAAGCTACTGGCGCTGGAATTGGTCACATTGAAAATTTATTGTCTATGCCTTATGAGGAAAGACTTGCATTTCAAAATGCAGTACCTTGGACAGATCAAAGAGGCAGGGACATGATTTATGGTTCTGGCGGTTTACTTGTTGAACCATCAACAAAAGCAGTCGGTGCTTACACGCCAAAAGCTACTGGTCTTCTTGAAGTAAATCCAGCAGAAGTTGCAAGACCTTTGGTGCAGCAATCTGGTGGTGCAATTATTCCAAGTGATGCACAAATGCTAAACATTGGAGAGTCATCACGCGCTTACATTGATGCGCAAAATGCTGGTGCGTGGCACAAAATAATTCCAGACACGCAAACTAGTGCTGCTGAAAGAAACAGCATAAATATTCCATTAGATAAGAGTCCTACACCAGAGCAGATGTCTAAACTAAGTGAGTTGGCAACGCAAAATGGTATGTTTGCTGTCGATACTGGAAAAGGAGTTAACCTAATAAATGACCCATATTCAAGCATAGGAAAATCAAGAACTGGTATTACTTTATCAAAAGAAATAAAAGGTAATCTTGGCGCTACATTAAAAGATGTTATTGGAGATACAGGTCAAAGAGTAAAAATAGAAACAGGTTATCAAGACTATGAAAGTCTTTGGAAAGATGTAGGAAAAGGCAAAGCTACAAAACAGTTTTTAGATACTTTAAAAACAAATGAACAATTTGCGCAAAGTATTGAACCAGCACTACAACAAAAAGCGCTTGCTAATATGCAGCGCGATGCAGAGTTTGCAAAACGAACTGGCGGTAAGGTAAGAGAAGATATACAAAAAGCCAGAGAAATATTTGCAGCAAAAGGAATTGCTGGTCTTACTGCTGCTTTGGCTTCTGGGGTTGTTCTGGCTGAACCTGCTCGCGCAGTTCTTGATCCTTCGCAATTACAGTAGATCGGTGATTGGCTGAAGGGAATGACTTAACCCCAGCCATTCTTCTCATTTGAGCAGCTTCTTCTGCCTCGGTAAGGTTTACCGCAATGATCTCGGTGAAACCGTTGGGATGTGTGATGTATTCGTATGGCATTATCTTTCCCCATAAAAAGCAGCAATCAACGGGTCACGCTTAATCTTGCGTCTTAGTTGATTCTGCTTGGTTAGTCTTCTTTCCTTTGCGTCTGCATCTTCTTTGGCTCGGTGCTTACGCAACCTTGAGCTGCTGCTAACAGGTTCTGGCTTATCTGCATCGACTCCAATCCCGTAGCGGTACACGGCAGACCATTGCGTCACGCTGGTCTTACGCCATGACTGGATATGCACCTTGTTGTCCTTGCGTAGCTTGGCGATCATGTCACGGCTAGACCTGACGGTGCAAAAGAGTAGCGCAGCCAGCTCGACAGCCGTGTATCCCTTGTTGGTGATCAGGGCTATGAGTCGTGGCAGTCTGACGGCTTTCATTCGTCCTTGTCCAGACTGATGTAGAGCACCGCAAAGATGACTGCGACACCGATGCAAGCGCCAACAAGAAGCAAGACAAACAATGTCAAGATGCTGTGTAGTGCTTCAATCATAGTTAAGTGCCTTTAGTTTTAACTCGATATTCTTAGCTGTCTGCTCAATCTCGCAGCCACCTTTGCCGTAGGCTATACACTCATGTATCTGCTTGTCTGTGAGGGATACCCATGCTCTTTTTTTGACGACATATCCAACAACTTTAGAGTTAATTGCAATCTGTGGTTCGTCCTCAACCTTGCGGTGAGGGACTGAGATGCCTATTGGTCTTGTCATGCCGTTTTCTCCTTGAGTTTTAAAACCCATTGAATAAATTTCACAATAACCATTGGGTCAGGCAACATTGCTCTTCTCCTCAATGACTCTAGCCTTGCGTGACTTTATCTCATTCATCACAATATCTAGTGCCTTCTCTAGCTGGGCAATGGTGGTGATCTCTAGCATTGCGTCGTGCAGTTCCATGACATAGTTGATCGCTGTCAGCTCTGATGCTTTTGCCACGAATCTATCTTCACGGTTGATACCGCGACGCGATAACTCCAGCAAGGCATCCTGACCTTGCTTGATCTCGTCTACATATTCATGCCCAATGCCAAGCCTTGAGAGGGCTTCGGAGACATTTAGAGCAGAGATGATGGAGTCGATGTCGTAGCGCTTTGCCTGACCCGTCCTGAGCGCTTCCAAGGCAGAGTGGTTCTTAATCTTGAGATCAAGAACAGCGCTGCCAGTAGCGGAGACTGGCTTAAAGCCATTGATCACCCATGTGGCGACATCAAGGCGCACACCTTTTGGTTTGTATTTACTTCTTTTTCGCATTGCGTTTTAACCTTGGGCAGTTTATGCAGAACACTTTTTCCTTGGACTGACACACGCCAAGGGTCTCGCACTTGGTGCGTAGTACAACCCACGGTGGCGGTGTCACCCATCTAGTTTTAATGACTGGCTCTGTCATTGCTGCGCAATCATTTGCATCTCTAACTCTTTGACGCGCTCGGTTAACTCTTTGACGGTTAACTCCGCAACCTCCAGCTCTTTACCGTGTGAGCGTCGTGCCATCTGCATTCCAGCGTCGTATCCAAGCATTGCACCTTTGTGCATGGCTTCTCTGGTGAGCTTTCCGATGTCCTGTGGCGACATGATGCGTGCTTTGCCTTCGGCAGCAAGTATGTACTTCAAGACCATCTCTTCGATTTTCTTTTCTACTGACATATTAGTACCCCATTGTTAGCATTGCGGTGATCAGACCGACAGATACGCCAGCCAAGAAGATGAAGACGCAATCAACCAGTTTGATTGACTTGTCTTCGTAAGGTCCATCGACTTCAAAGTTTTCTGTGTAGTTTTGGTGTTTCATAGTTCGCTTTCAGAGTTAAATTGTGTGAGGGCTTCTTCGCAGATGTGATCCACGATGGACTGCATAAGAAGGTGAGCGATGTCAACCTTATCGCAATAGGCATTGACCAGATTCATGCACGCAGGGAAGTCTGGCGCTTCCCCGTGGTTTAGTTCTTCGGGTTCATGCTCTAGGAAACAGACGAGAGTTACTCCTTCCACTTCGCACTTAAATCTGTACAGGTCTTCTAGCATTTCGTTTGCTCCTTTAATAATCTTGATCAGCGCGTGCGGGTTGTGCGCCAAGGAATTGAGAGTTGTAGGGTGCGTTGTGATTCCAAGTCTTGTCTTGGTTAAAGATGGCTAATGCTTCTTTGGCGCTGGATGCCTCATAGTCACGGCAGATGGCAAGCTCGATGCCGTTGTCGTACACCGCAATCCATGCACCTGATACGGTGCAATTAAGACGAGGATTAAATTTTTCCTCTTGACAATAAACTTCTACGACTTTCATGTTTGCTCCTTAGCTTTGGTTGTTGATGTGCCAATCATACACGAATTGACTAAGTAATCAATACCCTATGGTTTAGTCAACTATTACGCAAATACAATCAGTCCTGACAGGGTGTAGTTTCCCTGTCGGCTGTGCCTTATGTCTCCGCAAGAGGTGCAGTTGCCTTGATAGGGGCTGGGTAAGAGGACTCAGCCCCTTTTTTTGTCTGCCTTGTTGAACTCGTCAATTATGAGTTAACATTCTAGCCATGAACTACATAACCGAAATCATAGAACGCGCTGAGAAGGCGGGGTTCAAGATGTCCGATATATGCCGAGAGGCTGGCATAGATCAGGCTCAAATGTCTCGCTGGATAGCGGGGCATACCGTACCCCTAATCACCAGCATAGAGAAACTCAAAACCGCAACAGATCGCTTGATCGCATCACGGGTCGAGGCTCTAGGGGTCAAGAATGATTAGATGCTTGGGTGTGGATGTTGGCGCACTCGGAGCATTCTCTTTGTATGTCGACGGTAAGTTTGAGCAGGTCGTCGATATGCCTATCGTAGAAGTGCTCAGGGGTGGCAAGAACAAGCGCCAAGTCTCTGCGCAGGGCGTTGCAAGCATCGTCAAGGTATTCGCCCCTACGCACGCATTCGTAGAACGCACAGGCGCAATGCCAAACCAAGGCACTGCCAGTATGTATGCCTTCGGCAGAGCTGCTGGAATTATTGAAGGCGCACTCGCGTCTTTCTCAGTACCCATCACCTACATAAATCCCTTGGTGTGGCAGAAGGCTACGGGTTGCGCAAAGGGTAAGGACGCAATCAGACACCGTTGCATGGAACTGCATCCAGAACACCAGCAAATGTTTTCTCGCGTCAAGGACTCTGGCAGGGCTGACGCAACCATGATCGCTTACTTTGGGAGTCAGGCTAAATGATCGATCAAGTCAACGCAACATATGACCACGAGCTAGTCAAGCGCATGATCGAAGAAGCAGTCTTAGCAGAGCGTGAGGCGTGTGCTGCTATCTGCGACGAACTACACAAGGCGCGAGTCGGTAAGGACAACTACTTCGCATTTGCTGCAAACGCAATAAGAGAACTGAGAGCAAAACAATGATCGACGAAGAACGAGGCGCAATGCGCGAGCACATTGTCTGGCTTACTAAGGAGCTGGAGGACACCAGAACCAAGCTCAAGATACGAGACGAATTGCTGTCTGAGTTACTTAACCCTGACGAGCTGGGTCACGCAGTCACTAACGAGGTGCGTGGTCGCATCTACACAATTTTGCACTTACAGGAAAAATAAGTGTCAGACCCATTCAAAATAATAGAACCGACTTGCATCTCATTTAGCGGTGGACGTACTTCTGCTTATATGCTTTGGCGCGTCTTACAGTCCCACGACGGGAAGTTGCCAGACGAAGCAAAAATAGTTTTCTGTAATACAGGAAAAGAAGAAGAGGCAACATTGGAATTCATAAATGAATGCTCTAAGCAATGGAATGTAGAAATTACTTGGCTGGAATATCAAAACATCAATACTGAGCATTCTGTTAAGGTTGTAGATTTTGACTCCGCATCAAGGAATGGAGAACCATTTAATGCTCTGATTAATCGCTTCCTTCCTACTCTTCCTAACGGACGCTCCAGATACTGCTCTGACTATCTAAAAACTAGAACCGTACACAGATATTTGAAGTCTATTAGATGGGAAGAGTGGGATTCTTTTATTGGTATTCGCGCTGATGAACCAAGAAGAGTTGCCAAATTTAGGGCTAATCCTCACCCAAAAGGTAAGTACGAAACTATCTGTTTGCCATTAGTCCCAAACGAAATAACATCAAAAATTGTTGGTGACTTTTGGAAGAATCAGTCTTTTGATTTGGGACTGCCAAACATTAATGGGAAAACAATGCATGGAAATTGTGATCTTTGTATGCTGAAACCAAAGGCACAGATACTTAGTTTGATTAAAGAGAAACCGCAACGAGCGATATGGTGGATTGGTCACGAAGAGGAGGCAGCCAAAAGATGTACTGGAGACGGTAAGTTTTTTGCCATTGATCGTCCAAGCTATGCGCAAATGTATAAATACTCATTTGAGCAATCAGATATATTTGACCAAAATGAAGAAGGCATATCTTGCTTTTGTGGTGATTAACTAAAAACGAAAGAAAACAATGATAAAACTACGCCCCAGCGCTGCCACTCGATGGCTTTCCTGTCCAGCATCGGTACGGTTATCAGAAAACATACCCTACCAGCCAGCAGGAGAGGCTGCGCAGATCGGTACTGCGATACATGAGGTGGCTGAGACTGCATTCCTTACTAACTCAAGCCCCTATGACTGGGTGGGCAAGACAGTCAAAGACATTCTTATCACCGAGCAGAACGCTGACTTTGCAGCAGCTCATGTGAACCACATACGCGACTTGGAGTTGCGTCTTGGCACGCTAAAGGTCGAGCAGTATGTCACCGTGTACAAGGACAAGGACATTGAGCTGGGTGGTACTGCCGATGTGGTGGCGTGGAACGACGAGAAGTCAACCTTAGTCATTGCAGACTTGAAGACTGGTCGCGGATATGTGGACGCTGATTCGGATCAGATGAAGATTTACGCCATCGGTGCGATGCGTCACGCAAAGATTGAATTTAGGAACATCGAGCTGTCGATCATTCAACCGCATCACGGTGAACCTAGAACGCACAAGATCACATTTAAGGAATTGAACGAGTGGGCTGAGACGCAGTTAACCCCAGCGATACAAGCAATCAAGAAGGGTGACACAGAACCCACACCTACTGAGTCAGGCTGTCAATGGTGTCCAGCAAAAGCAATCTGTCCTGCGCAGCGCAAAGGGTTTGAGGTAATTGCTGCGTACCCAAGCATTCAGCATCTAAACAAAGAAGGCGTTAACGCTGCGCTGACAGCTCTTGCGCCAGAAGTTATCGCAGACCTGCTAGAACGCGCACCACTCGTTGAGAAGTTCATTGATGCTGTGCGTGCTCATGCTGTCACTCGCATTGAGGCAGGTGAAGTGATCAAGGGCTGGCAGATGCAACCGAAGCGTGCGTATCGCAAGTGGATTGACGAGAACGACGCAAAGAATCAATTACATGACGCTGGTATCCCTGCGGATCAGTTGGTCTCTAGCGAACTAATTAGTCCATCTGAAGCAGCCAAACTCTTACCCAAAGAATCTAAAGACCTCATTGACACGCTCACCAAGAAAGAGAGTAGTGGTTTAACTCTTGCGCGAGACTATTCTTTAGGTCAATAATCCATTCCCCCAAACCGTTGCCTTGTGCAACATAAAAAACGAAAGGCTCAAATGCTTAATCTTTCATCATCATCTGGCGGTGGTAACTACATCCGATTTATGCCATCTGCTAACGCATGGCTTAACTCAAACAAGGAGGAATTCACACCAAAGAAAATGGTTGTGGATACTGACTCGTTGCAGACTGGTTGGATGCACCTCGGAGAAGGTGTGCGCGACTGGCAGCCAGACGCAAGTCTTGGTAAGAAGGGTGCTCAACCGTCACCAGACCACAAGCGCGGTTTCTCGATCAAGTTCTATAACAAGGAGATGGGACTCGCAGAGTGGTCAGCTAACGGCACAGGTCCAAACATGGGATTGGAGAAGCTGTGGAAGGCAATCGAGGCGGGTCAAGCAGCCAATGCGGACAAGTTACCTGTGATTGAGTACAAAGGCTCGACGCTAGAGAAGATCGGCAAGGGGACAACAAGAATCCCTAACTTTGATGTGGTGTCTTGGATCGAGAGACCTGCTGGCATGGACGCGGTGGACGATGGAACGCAAGCATTTGATAGTGACGGCAAGATCAGCATGGCAGCACCAGCTCCAGCAGCACCGCAACCAAAGGCAGCGCCTAAGACTGCAATGGCTCAGGCAGTCGAAGACGACGAGATGTTTTAACTCTTAGGAGAGACGGGGCTGGTCTAACGATCAGTCCCGTTTTTTTTCCTCTATGGAAAACACACAAGAATTTTGGATGCTGCTTCTTATTGCGTTGGCTCAAAGGGTCTACGAGTTGGAGCAGAGATTAGAAGAATTGGAGAGACATGAATGAGTTGGCATTATTTGC